AACACCTCCGCCTTAAAGGGGGAGTCGAAGCCGTATTTCCAGCTTTTCAGCTTGGTCATGACCGGCATGTTCTCGGTCGTAAGGGTATAGCGGCCGGGGCCGTAGATGTCGGCGATCACGCCCTCGTTCACAAAGATGGCGCACTGACCTTCCCGCACGGTCAGCTGCGCACCCATTTTGATTTCGTGATTGTCGACCGGGAACTGGAACACCATGAGGTCCTTGGAAAAATCCGTCGCTTCGATCACCTCGATGAATTGTCCCTTGATGAAACCGAACAGGCCCATAAAAACGCCGCCTTTCTCAATTGGTGAAATGAAACGGCCGCCCTCGTTCATGAGGGGACGGCCGGAGGCCGGATAT